TCACCGGTCGCATTCATTCCTTTGGCCGATGTACCGAATAATTTAGTAACGGGCATTTTCGCCGCGCCTGATATCCAGGTGATAAACGTTTCGAGTATTGGCGCAACACCTGACAAGCTAAGCGTGTTACGTGTCAATACTTCATCACCGTCGAGTAGTGCCATATTGATATTGGACTTCATCATCGAAAATGCTTCGTAACGTTTAATGATTGATTCATCTTCGTCACTTGCTAATTCATCAGATAAACCCTGACGGTTAATAACATCGATATTCGCTTCCTGCATCAGTTCAGCAATACCGTCTTTCGATGCGACCATATCCATCACATCGTCAATACATTTACGTAATACTGAGTCACCGAAGCCTTGTGTCTGTTGCATCCATCTACGCGGTAATCGCTCACCGTTGAATCGGGCAATGTGTGACCAATGGATAGTTTGAGCACCACCGCGAATCGTGTAGAATTCCGGCGATAGATAGTTACGCGCAAGAACGTTCCATGTTTGAAGTGTTTGCGGTACAAGGTCCCAACGGTCGAACACTAAAAATCGTTCTAAGTCGCCTTTTTTAATCTTGTTCAGGTTTAACGGTTTCGATAAGTCCTGACCGGTTAACATTAATATACCCGAACCACCATACAATCTTGACCATGCGACAGCTTCTTCGACATCTTGCTGTAGACATAATTCTTTTTCTAGCGCTTCAATATCTTCAGCACCTTCACATTTTATTCGACGCCATTCACGCGTCATGTCGGCCGCTGGTGTATCGACGATTGTGCGCGCTATCCAGTTAGATTGATATGCTGCATCGAGTGATCCCCAATCGTTCAACATATCGAATACAAATTGATTGCTTGAGCGCTTCGACTTGTTAGTGCCTAAACCGCTGGCAACATTGATAAGCCCGTCCGAACTGCGACGTGTTTCTGTGTGTTCACTCATAATTATTTACCGCCTCTTAAAGTGTTAATAGTACCACCGCCCGTGTATAAAATGAATATGGACGTTATAGGGTAGAAGATGAAATCACTGAACGCTAATTCTAAAAATGGCGTTACAGCGTCAATCTCAGGAAATACCGAGCGTATCCATATCGCTACGACCAAGTTGAGCACCATGAAAATGAACACGAACATAGCCGAGAAAGCTAATACACGTTGAACAATTTTGAACGGATGTAATGCACCAAGAAAGTCAATGCCCCAATTTTTAACGGCTTGACTAGCGAGTGCTTTCTCCTGGTCACTGTAGTGCATGTTACCGATCGCAGTTCCAGCGCGTACTAATAAACCTTTGTCTTTATCAACAATGTTATCAACCGCGCTAGTAGTTCCGAATAGATTACCGACCCAACTCATATTTTCCACTCCTGTAATTTATCTTGTACATCAAAACACGGACATTCTTTAGCAACATTAGGCCAATCGCGATGACCTTTGATGTTCTCTTCACGAATACCGTGACGACCGGCGAAACCTGTTATCGCATATCGAAGCGTATCGAATTGATTAACCGTAAAATTATTAACCGGTTTATTATCTTCATCTACGCCACCGATCAAGCATATGTGTATATTGTTAGCGTTATGACCTTCAACCCCTGCACCGTTACGCGTCATCGGTCGGCCGACTTGCATAATACCATCACGGGTAATTACCCAATGATAGCCTATGTCGGACCAACCCTTCGACGTGTGCATGTGGCGTAAATCTTCAACGTCACAATCCGACCATGAAGGTCGGGTCGCGCTACAATGTATCGTTATGAATTTTGGTATCATAGAGTAACCATAGCAATTAAAAGAATAGGAATAGATATAATACTACCGATCACCAACCCAGTTAAACATGCTTTATTTTTACGCTCAATCATTTGTTGATATGTAATGCCTAGCTCGTACGGTGTTTTAATTTTATTCATTACTTACCCCTCTTGACGTAATATTACCTTATTTACAACATATCCGCTATAGACGGTTTTTTCTTGTCTAACATTTGGTCAATTGCATCTATCATCGGGTCGATTTGGTCATCGTGCGTTTTGAAGTCTGACGTCACTCCCTCACATTCCGTTAAGAAATCATTTAACCAGGGTGCATCGGTCGGAATCTTTAAATAGCCTGATTCGATGAAACCTTGTACATCCATGAAGCGTGTTAATTTATCCGTGTTACGCTGAATGGCCACGATAGGAATTAACGGTGTGACGGATTTCTTCAACTGTTGTATCAATCCTGTTCCGCTGGCCTTATCTTCTATCATCATTTTTCGACATTTACCGTTGCCGAGCGCTTTACATTTTAACCAAAATAACCGGGCGCGTCGCTTCAGTTCGTCCGATTCCCATTTACCGCGAATCAAATCAATCAAATATAGATAACCGTCTTCACCTAGACCCCAATGTTCGAACACGCTGAAGTCGTTACGCTCTTTAATTTTCTGAGCAGTATCGGCGATAACCATCGTGTATTTCATTTTGGGTAAAACCGTATACTCACCGAACCATTCCGATTTGATTAATGAACCACCCTTCGATGTTGGGCGCTGTTGGTAAAGTGCGTTCCAGGTTAATGATCCACTCGCCTTACACGCATCAACAAATGGTCGGGGCATTCGTTCGGGGAATAACACATCGTATTTTTGGCGCAATGTATAAGTGGTGCCGTTTAATGTGTGTATCTCTGGCTCATCATCGTCCCATTCCATAGGGAATGATACAACACGCCATTGTTCACCACCATCGGCCATTCGTTCGAGTAGTTGCCCGGCTAAATCTTTCTTATGCCAGCGCGTTAAGATCATAATGACACCGTTAATTTTTGGGTCACGTCGTGTGTAAAATGTTGTATCGTACCAATCGATTACTGTTTCCTGGTACGCAGGGGATGACGCCTGTTTATAATCTTTTGCGGGATCATCAATAATACCAATGTTCATACCTTGCCCGGTAATACCACCGCCTACACCTGCCGCACGATATGAAGCGCCCGTCAATTTTCCATCGGCGTCGATAGTTTCCCAATGTTCGGCTGTTCGTTGAGCGTCGCCCCGTTTTTGAGGAAGTTTAGTATTCGGGAAAATATCGGTATACAGTTCATCATCGATGATGCGTTGTGTATCGCGTGACATTTTATCGGCCAATGGTGAAGCGTACGACGTAGCAATAACGTTCCACTTAGGGTATTTACCCATAGCGAACGCAGGAAGTCGTCGGCTAGCCAGTTCTGATTTACCTGAACGTGGTGGAGCGAATATTGCCAACCGTGGAGATTTACCCGCTTCTACATCCAATAGAAACTGGTCAAGCTCAGCGCACAACAATTCGTTGAACCAACCCGTTTCGTAATCCCCCTTCGTGTAGAGCGTGAAATCCATTAACGTTTTCTGAGCGCGTTCGATCGCTTGCTGTTTGAACGCCTGAAGAATTTCCGCATTGCTAGCCATTGGACTTGTCTCCCAGCTGATTATGATTTCGACCGATACCGAGTAAGCGTAATTTATCCGCTAATTCTTCATCGCTGACATTCACCTGTGCGTTCATGAGCGTTTCAGTTTTAATCGGTGCATTCATGCCTTGAATTTCTACAAGCATTTTACGCGCTTGCATAGGGTCGATTAATTTAACTTCTAGGCCGTACTTACCCATTTTTATTTCACGGATCAATTTGTGGTGTTCGGGTTTAATGTCGCTGATCTTTTTAACGCTGAACGATTCGACGCCCGTGAACATTTCCCCGGAATCTACGTTCATCATTTCTTCGTCAGCGTGGAGCAATTCGCAGATATCGAAAATTGTAGCTGTAGCGATGATTGATAGATCGACGACCATCTGTTCGCGGGTAATGATTTTTTCGTTGATGCGGTCATTATCCGTTTCGGTCTTGAAGCTATCGATCAACCATTTGAGGTTCGGGGAGCTCATCATTCTACTGATCGTCGCTTCAGCCGCTGGTCTGTTCTGTACGTTTTCTTCACCGCCCTTCGCTTCTACGTACGCATCGTAATCGGTCATCAACGGATCACCCATTTTCGCTAGCGCTACAGATTGCTGTAGCTGGGGAAGATTTGTAAATACTGCTCGCTGTTCTTTGTTCATCGCTGTAGCCCTGTAGAGAAATTATCTGTACGACCATTGTAGCATGACTTAGCATGATTTGGCATTTGACTTAGCATGACTTAGCAATGACTTAGCATGAAACTCGTAAGTCATTGATTCTTACGTGTAACAATCCGATTGTTACGCCCGAAACCCAGTAACCACGGGTGCTGTAGGCATTTTTGATGATAAGTGTAACATCTGTAACAATCCAATTGTTACGCCTCTAGCCTTACTCCCACGGGGGTTACAGCTATTTTGGGACAGGTGTAACATTATTTTTACTATATAGGGGGTACATATAATATATATAGGGTATTACTAGTATTTAATTTTTTACTTACTCTAATATAGAAAATAAATGTTACACCTCTATCAAATCGCCTACAGCCCCCGCGGTTACTGGGTTTCAGGTGTAACATTCCAATTGTTACAAATGTTACACCTATTACCGGATTCATCTACAGCCCCCGCGGTTACTGGGTTTCAGCTGTAACATGTGTAACAATCCAAATGTTACAAATACAGATTGTAGCGCTCTACAGCTACGGCTAGAGAAATCGTAGACGAAAAAAAACGCTCCGTAGAGCGCTTCATCATTTCTTCGTGTAGAGCTACAGCGTTACAATCCGTTGAAAACACCATTTCTATTTAGCGATTCATACGTAGCTTTCAATGCGCACCCTGTTTTCCCGTTTACGAACAATGATGTCGTCTTCGTACACGGGTCACCTAATAAGTATCTATTCAGTCTCCCCCATGGTTCGGGATGACTAGCTCGTCTCCAGTTTTTCAATTCATTCTCCAGCATGAGGGGTATTGCTAATCTTGCGGGTATAGTTCTGTCGCTGTTAATAGGGGTATTCCACTCACAGGTGACAATTATCGGATGCGCCCAGGTATGGTATAAAACTATATCACCCAGTTCTTCACACTCAATACCGAACACTTGGTCACAATCCAGTTTAGAAACCGACTGTTTAACATCTTCTACACCATCACCGTATGGACACGTTATAAACGCGTTAACAAAATAGATGGTGTGGTCTAAACCTTTATAACCTGATTCTTCACCCGGGCATGTTTCATCTTCAGCGCCGTTACCACTAACTAACGGGTGCCATGTCGGATATGATTCAACAACCGGGCCGTACCGTTGAACTGTTTCATTTAAGAATTTAATAACATCAGCGCGTTGACGTTCATCAGCTTCGTTATGTGTTAAATACTCCACTGCGTCATTGAATAAATTTTGTGCTTTCATAATTAGTTAACCTCATTGTTTAATTTAAATTTAATAGACCTTACAACATCACCGTTGATTCGGTGTGGTTTAGTACCCACCCCATCAATGCATAATGCTTCTAATATTTTTGATTTATTTTTAGAAACTGTCGGAAGTTCTGAACGGCTTAATGTTTCAGCCGCCCAATCACCAAATAATTTACCGCTTGACTTGAGATAATACACACCGTCGTCACCTTTGATGCATTGAGGATCGAACCCGCCTGCGTGATTAGTGATGCACCATTTTTTGAAGTTCTCAGCGATTCGAGGCACTGACTTACTCAATCTATCAAACTGTTGATCAATTCCATTACGTTCATGGAAGTCATCACCGAAATCATCAGCTTTTGAAGTTGCCCCGTTTTTACCCAGTTCAATATATTCACAAACGCGTCGGTTTATTTCCTTACCTAACCAGTTTTTTAAATGTCTGGCGTAAACACTTCGACCGATACTGTTGAACAATTCACGCTTTTTAATTGACCCCGTACCTTTAGCGTAGCTGAATCGGTTAGCGAATTGGTCTTCGACTCCATTATCCCCCGCTAATGACTCAACACTGTCAGCACTAGTGAATAACTTAGTGAACAGTTGAACGGTTTGTCGCAGTTGGTTTTTTGGTGATATGGGTAATTTGTCTTCAAGTTGTTTGAGTTCAGACTTAACGTTTTTAAATTCATCGAACAGTAAGATGAACGCACGTGTGAACTCTGAAGCGTCACGCGCCAATGGGTCACCGTCGAACGCTTTTTCACATTCTTTCACCGATAGTTCAGTTAATATACCTAACTCAGCTAGTACGCCAGTGAATAAACCTTTACCCCAATCACTATCACATTGTAACCATGTATAGAAGTTCTTACGGTTAGATGCGAAACGTGATGCAACTATTTGATCTAACAAGTCACCAACCATCGGGAAATGTTGTTTATAATCGGCGACCACTTCCGGGCATGGCTCGCTTGTTGGGACCACTAATTTATCCCACACCATGACAGCAGTCACTTTTTCGGGCGACCATTTCATGCGAGGTTTATCCGCAAACATATCAACCTGAACATCTAACCGTTCACGCTGGTTCATCATCTTCAAATGGAAAATCAACGTCTGTTTACCCATTGCTATAACTTCCTTAGTTAATTGTTTATATGTTAAGTCTGATACCCTAGACTCGTCTATGATTTTACATGCGAGGCTCACATCATCAGAAATCCAAACACGACCAAAGTGTTCTTGTAGTAGGTCGAACATGTCATCACTTGAATACATATTAATCACGTTCTGATCGGTTAATACGAAAAGTTTTGACTTAGCGCCAGACCAAAATGAACGGGTTATAATACATTCCACAACATCAGGATTAACGGTTATTTCGGGTAATTCCGATGTGTCAGGTAGTTCAAAACGGTTTAGAACCGACTCCATTGTGTTTTTAATCTTCCATTATAAATCGCTAGCCACCTTAGACGCCGACTTATCACGAACGGTGACAACTTCATCAGCCATTGAGGGGTCGAACGTACTAGCCATTAATTCAACAGCACTTAATCGTTTATCAACGTTCGCAACTTCACGTGGCA